TTCGTCAAATTGAAGCAAAAGCAATAAGAAAACTAAAACACCCATCTAAGCTTAATAAGCTAAAAGGATTTATGGAATAACCTTTTCAAATGTTGTTATAACAACCATTTCATACCACCAATTATAGACAATGGGCAACCATTGGGCAAGTGAATTTTAACTATTAAAAACCATATAAATATATACAAAAAATTAAGGCAGTTTTAATAACTGCCTTTTTAAAATTCTATATCTCTGAATACATCTAATTCTTTTTGTTTTGCTTTTTTAGTTTTGTGAATATACACAGCTCTTGTAATCTCTGTTCCTTTATGACCTAGACGAGCGGATATTAATTCTAATGGTATATCTGCATCCATACATAAACTAGCGTGTGTATGGCGTGTTTTATGAAATGTAAATTTAACAGAGTGAATATTATCTCGAGTCCATTTACTAACAGCACTATATGAGTTATAGTCTCCGTTAGCTTTAGGAAACAGTATTCCGTTGTCAGTATAATAACTGTACATATCGGATTTAATTTTATTCATTTCAACTCTATTCTTAAGGATCTCTTGACACTTTTTATTTAATGATATAACACGCTTAGAGTCATACGTTTTTGGAGATGATATATTTTTAAACTGGTCTATATTCTTATTGACACTAAGCGTTCCATTATCTAATATATCATCTTCTGTAAGTGCTAATGTTTCTCCAATCCTAAGTCCTGAATTAATCATAAAGTTTATCATATCATGATAATACTGATTATTCTCAACTTCTTTTAATATCACTTCTATTTCTTCTTTTTCAAAGTACTTTCCATCATAGTCAACTTTATGTTCCTTAAAGTCGAGTTTATCAAGCCACATTATATTTTCTATATAATCAAGTTTGTACATCATTCTGAGAACTCGTTTAAAGAACTTTAAATAAATGTTGTAGCTATTATTTGTGGTAGCTATCTTCTTAAGGAGAGTATCTAAATAAAGTGAGTTAACGTTTAATAGTGGTGTATCAAAATTAGTTCTCTTTGTCTTACTAATTCTACTTTCATATAGTTTATATGTACTAACTTTTATTTCATCTTTGACTCTCTCTAAATACATTTCTAAAGCTGTGAAGAATGTAATACGTAGATCTACAAATGTTTCTTCTTTAAGTTTCTTTTTTCTCAATATTTCAGTAGCTAATCTCTTATCTCTCTTTTCAAGAGTAATACTAATTCTTTTTATCTTACCTGTGACATCTTTCACACGTGTACGATATACATATTTTCCACTCTTGCTTTTTTCTACCCACATACTAACACATCCTTTCTTTATTAATAGTAAGATGTGTGATATAATTAAATTATTGAGCGAGGTTCGCTCCACATCTTAAGTAATTTTGAGAGTAATATTGTTATGTGACGATATTATAATACTCAAAATGGACTTACTGGTTGATAAACTCACAACTCTTGGCGGGGGCGTGAGTTTTTTTATTTATTGAATATTAGTGATATTTACAGAAAGTGGTTCATAAGTTTTGTAATTATCAGTTTCAAAAGGACGTTCAACCTGTAATGTTATATTTTTAACATCAGTTACTTTAGTGTTTTTTAAAATAAATAGTAATGTTTCTTCTTTCTCTGCACCTGGTAAAAAAGTTGTTTCTTTCCACGTAGCAAGGTATTGACTTTGTTCACTTTGTTCATTAGTGTCATGAATTAATAAGTGTGAATTATTAGCATTAATCATAAGATTACTATTAGTTTTGTTCTTTATTTTAACTCGAAGCAATACACTTGAGTATTCAGTATTAGGTTCAAGTTTAGATAACATTATTCTTTGATCAGATGTATTTTTTATAAATAGTTTTGTAATTTTAACTCCAGTTACAGAAACCTTAAAAGCACTATTTTCGCTAGATGCGTTAATGTTAGTGTTTTTTAATACTTCTTCATTTCGTAATATAGAATCTTCTACAACATTACTATTTGAATTTTGAGAAGTTTCTTGTTTGTTTTCTGTTTTAACTTCTGTTTTTGTTTCTGAATTTTTATTTATCGAACAACCACTAATTATGATTGCTGTAGATAATAATGAACTTAATAATATTTTAGTTTTCATTTTTAATTCTCCTTAAATAATATTCTATTCTAAATATTCTAATCTTTTTTCACATATACTATAATCAAGCTTATAAGCTTCTGATACGTGAGTTAGATTATTAATTTCCCTTATTTCTTCATCAGTTACTATGAAATAGCTTGCGAATAAGTCAGCTTCTATTTCTTGCCTTGATAGTGGTGTAGATGTAACACGTCTTAAAAAATGGATGTTAGATCCTTTGTGCAGGATGTAGTGACCTAATTCATGGGCTAATGTATATTTTTGTTCCTTAGAAGACAGTTTATTGTTAATGTGTATGCAGTGATATGTTGTGTTATCTATTTCTAAAGTATGGTACAGACCTTTATTTTCCCCAAGGTCTGAAAATTGTACAATAATACCTAAATCTTTTATAATTTTCAATGGATTGTTTGTTCCGAATTCTTTTACAAGAGAGTTATAAGTCTCTTTAATTGTCAATTTTAGATTCTTTATGTCGTGCTAATGCAATACGTGCTGCTTACTCAATTGAAGCACGAACTAACTCCTTTGTTACTTCATCCATTGGCTCTCCTTTATACATTAGGGTTTGAGTACTATTTAAATTTTCCATTAAATCATTAACCATATTTGAAATGTCTACATTATCATTTTGATTATCTGTTTTGTTTGGGTTGTTTAAATCAAGATTGTGACCTATTAAATCACTTCTTTCAATACCAAAGAACTCGCTAATTTTATCGATTTTATCCATTCTAGGTGTATTTATTCCTTTAATATAATAAGATACAATTGCGGGACTTACTTCTAAATATTCAGCAAGATCTTTTTGAGTTTTTCTTTGTTCCTTTAGATACTTTTTTAAATTAATTCTAAATGTTTCTTCTATATTATTCATCTTTTAAAAACTCCTTTCTGACACCTATTATAAAGTAATACTTTAAAAAAATCAAGCAAAACTTAAAAAAAAATTAAGTTTTATTTAAAAAACTATTGACTTAAGTTTAACTTAAGTGTATAATAAAGTCAGAAGTTAAGAAAGGAGGGAGAAAATTGACACTTAAATTAACATTAAAAGCAGCTAGAGTTAATGCTGGTTTAACTCAAAAAGAGTTAGCTATCCTAATGGGTATTAGTGAAACAACTATGATAAAATGGGAAAAAGGAGATGGTAAAAATATAAAGTTAGGAGAGTTTGAAAAATTATGTAAAATTTTAAATGTTGACACTCATCAACTTATTTTTTTAAAACATTAGTTAAGTTAAACTTAATGAAATAGGAGGTGTAAAATGTTAGAGACAATATGGTTAAATCCAGAACGAGCTTCTAAAATCTTCCCTAACATAGGAACTACAAAATTTAATAAGTATAAAGATGAATTTATAAAACTATGGGAACAAGATTATTACCCTAGAGAAACTTATTTAAAAGAATGTAATGGGATAGAAATTAAAGCTTTTGTTCACTATCTAGCTTGGAGAGATTATTTCCAGGATAGCAATTTAATTAACAAAGTAGAATTATTTAAAGGAGTATGGCAATGAAACTAAAAATAAAAAAAGATAAATTACACATTATATATTGGACAATCGCTGTAGTAAGTGTATGTTTCCTTACTTTAACAAACATTGACTGGAGACAGATTGCAGGATTTTCTACTGGATTTGGTTTTTTAATACAAGGAATCTTTGATAAAGATTTCAGTAAAAAATATTTTTAGGAGGAATGTATGAACAAGTTTAAAAAATTATTCTATAGAAGAGGATTTGAATTAATAGATGATATGAACGGTGAGTTACCTATAAAATCTACAATTCATAGTGCTGGAGTTGATTTCATAGCTAGTCAAGAAATTGTGATCCCTGCATTTAGATTTAAAGGTGAAGCAACTTTAGTACCTACTGGTTTAAAAGCTTTTATGCCAAAGAATGAATGTCTATTAATATTTGCTAGAAGTAGCTTGCCAGTTAATCGTGGTCTAATAATGAGTAACGGTGTAGGGGTTGTAGATTCAGACTATTACAACAACTCTAAAAACGAAGGACATATATTATTAGAGTTTAACAATTTAACAAACAAACATTTAACAATTAAAAAAGGCGAAAGAATTGGACAAGGTATTTTCTATAAAGTGCCTAAAGTAAGTTATGGAGTTAGATTAAAAGGAGATAAACGTGGTGGAGGATTTGGAAGTACAAATAAAGAATAGTTTTAGTGAGAAACAAATGGAAATGCTTAAGCATCTAAATGATTATGGTGTTAAGGTAGAACCTTATGTAAAAGAAAAGTTTCCTACAGGATTTGAAAGTTATGAATTATTTGAAGTACTAGCAGAATATTTCACTCACACAGCTAAACTATTAAAACAAAAGTATTTAGAAGAGGAGTGTTAGCTAATGAATATTCCTAATTTCAGAGCATACGTTGATAAAAAAATGTATAAAGTTATTGGTTGGTATGGTGATTATATCACATTAGGAAGAAAGTATGAAAGCAGATATATTCAATCAATCAATGTAAAGAAAAATGATGTGATTATCATGTATGGAAGTGATTTAAAAGACAAAAAAGGAAATGAAATATTTAGCGGAGATATCGTTAAAAATACTGATAAAGATATTGGAATAGTGAGATATAAAGACGGATCTTTTGAAGTGGATTTCAAGCAATATATCCCAGCCCAATTAGGATTGATAAATGATGATTTAGAAATAATTGGAGATATTCATAGAAATAAAAAATTACTAGATAAGATTATTAATAACAATAAAAAAGTTATTTGTTTAAATAGCGTAGAAAAAAGGATTAATAAAAAAAGGAAAAGAACGTCTAAATAGACGTTCAGCGATTACCTATAATATATCATAATTAATCCAAAAATGCAAGATTTCAAAAGAAGAAGGTGATGTTTGTGTTATTGTTTGACGAACAGCCAATAGTATTTGATAGAACGTTAGCAAGAGAAATTGGAGATAGACCAGCTACAGTATTGCAGCGTGTTCATTATTGGATAGAAATAAATCGGAAAAATAGAGATGAAAAGGCATATAAGGACGGACATTATTGGACTTATAAATCAATTAGAAGATGGTATGAAGAAGACTTTGATTACTTATCATTTTCTACAGTTAGAAGAACCTTTGAAGATCTAATAGCAAAAGAGTATTTAATAACCGGAGATTATAACAAGTTCGGTGCAGACAGAACAAAATGGTATAGAGTTAATAAAGAAAAAGTTAAAGAACTTTATATAAAATTGGAAAAAGAGAAGAATAAAAAGCAGTTGCCAAATACAACAAATGCAAATGCTCAAAATGAACCAATGCAAAAGCTCAAAATGAGCAATTCTGAAATGCTCAAAATGAGCAAACCTATACATAAGAATAATATAAGAATAATTAATAATGATTATATATCATCTCATTCTAATAATATTATATATAGCGAAAAAAATGAGCTAATGGATGAGAGAGTGAATGATGAAAACAATAAAACTAATAGTCTTAAAAAGAAATACAACACACAGTATTTCAAAGACAGCTTTGGGTATTCCCGAGTCAGCATGAATAAACAAAAGGAATTAGACAAGTGGATTAAATACGCTGTTGATATTTGTTTAATGCCTCCTGATACTAGACTTCACATAGGTAAACAGAGCGTAAAAGCTAGTGAAGTAGTAGAGAGATTAACAGAGTTAAGGCATGAACATATTAATTATATTTTTTCTAGATTAAGTCAAGTTAAGTATCCTACAAACCATCAGAATTACATGTTAGCAGTCCTGTTTAATGCTAAAGAACAATACGAGAGTAGTATTTCAACATTTACAGGAGGAAAAACAAATAATATTCCTGGTAAATACGTTGTACCTGTTCCAGATTACTTAAAAGATAGGATATCAGGCAAGAGTAAAACAAAGGATGAAAGAGTAGTTACTGATGAAGATGAAGAAGCATACAAGGAAATGATGAGTGAATTAACAAAAGGAAAAGAACGCAATGATGTTTAGTGATAATTTCTAACAGGAGGTTATCAATTTGGAGTTTGTAGAACCACTTAGGACACAAGAAGAACTAGATGCAATGAATTATTATTTTAAAAGCAGGAGTGAGCGTGATTACTTACTTTACTACATGGGAATAAATGTAGCTTTTAGAATTAGTGATTTATTAGGATTAAAGGTTGGTGATGTAAGAAACAGAGATAAGATAAGAAGGCGTGAAATGAAGACTGGAAAGTTAAGAGAGATGGTTGTATTACCTAAATTAAAGCGTGTATTAGATGAGTATTGTATGGATAAAGAAGATGAAGAATACTTGTTTAAATCAACACGATATAAGAACTCTAACAGACCAATTACAAGAACACAAGCATACAGGATACTTAAGACTGGTGCTAAAGAGTGTGGGATAAAGAATATAGGTACACATAGTTTCAGAAAGACATTTGGTTATCATTTTTACAAAGAAAGTAAGGATGTAGTAACACTCATGAAGTTATTCAATCATCATGATCCTAGTATTACATTAAGATATATAGGGATAGAACGTGATGAGATGAGTAAAGCTGTTAAAAAATGGGGTGGATTATAGACCTCATTTTAAAAATAAAATCTATTATGTAACCAATAAGGGAAACATTACATGGGTAAAAATACAATATATTTAAAATACTGATAACAGTAAGGTTTGAAGATATTAATTAGATGTAACACTTTATAAGATATGATACATACTTATATTATAAATTAATCACTC